CATCAGCGTCGGGGACGACTGGAGCGCTCCGGGCGCCGGGGTGATCGAGAGCGTGGACAAGGATCAGAAGCTCGTAACGCTCAAACTCGAAGAGGGCGAGATCGGCGCCGTAGCGGTCGGGGATATATGTATGGGCATCTTCCACGACTTCGACCCGTCGAACAATGCGACGGCAGATTCCGACGACGGCCGGGGCAACTTCTCTTTCGCAGGCTTCGCCGCGGTCGATTTCCGTATCGCGGAGGTCCTGGGCGACCGCAACGAGCAGTTCCGCTACGAGCTGCGTCCCCTGTCGGCCACCTTTACCAAGCAAATCGATCCGATGGAGTCGATGACCTTCGTGGCCTACGGCTCATTCACGAATCCCGCCCGGCAGAGCTCGCGCTACTCGACGCGCACCTACCAGCGTTATCTCCGCAATGTCAGCGACTGGGAGTTCACGGCCGAGAATATCGCCGCGCAGTTCGGCGACCTTACGAACCTCTCCGTCTTCGGGATCCAGATGTCGGGCTATTCGGCCTATCTGGATAATATCTACCTGCAAGGTATGATCAGCAGCCTGGACAAGAAGGCACTGCTGGACACCCGGAGCAAGCTGTTCCGGCTGGTCGGCGACGACGGCGTCGGCGTGGCCTTCACCCCGGAGACAGGCTGGAAGCAAGGCAAGCTCTACGACCCCGCGACGGGACAGTTTCAAAAGGAGTTCGACATCGAACAGATCGATCAGACGGCCACCGAAGCCCAGGCCACTGCCAATTCCGCCGATCGCAAAGCTCAGCAGGCTAAGGATTACATCGATAACACGCTGCCCGGCGAATTGTCCGAGATCAACAAACGGCTGGACGGTGTCGTGGAAAACTGGTTCTATCCCTATACTCCCTCGCTTTACAATGAACCGGCCCAAACATGGATAGCGGACGGCGAGCAGGAAAACCATATCGGCGACACGTTCACCAATACGCTGCCCGCGAATTTCGACCCGACGGACGCAGGCTGTTGGGAGCAGGGCAGCATCGGTGCATCCTATATCGACGGCATTAAGACCTGGGATCAGATCAAAATCGCCGACAGCACCCGCATCCGGCTCAAAACTCCGGTCGGAGGAATACCCAAAGGCGCCGTATTGTCGGTGGGTGAAGGCTATACGATGGGTTACAATCCGATAGCGTCATCCGGAGCGGTTATAGCAAGTTACGTATGGAGCCAGAGCTATACCGTCGGAAGCGACAATCCCTACATAGCTTTTGTCATCCGCAAAACCGATAATGCCAAAATCACTCCGGCGGAATACCCGCAGATTCACTTCACCATATCGAGCGACGAGACGACGAACCCCGATGCGGGCAAATCGTGGCGGTGGGTAAAAGAAGAGGACGGAACCTATAAATGGACGCCGATCGCCGACAGCGATGCGGTAAAGGCCCTGCAAGAGGCGGCGCGGGCGCAGGACACGGCCGATGCCAAACGTCGTGTATTCGTCGTAACACCGACTACACCCTACGATGTGGGTGACATCTGGACGCAGGGCGAAGGTGGCGACATCATGCGCTGTATCGAATCCCGTGCAACGGGCAATTTCGAAAGCTCGGATTGGGACAAAGCATCCAAATACACCGATGATACGGCAGCCAACGAAGCCAAAGACGAGATTGCTAATCTTCAGTTCGGCGCCCGCAACTATATAGCCCGACAATTCCTCTATGCGTGGAACAGCGCCAAAGAGGGTGTTTCGGACGTGGTGACTTCGGGATCGGACGCAGACGGAGCCTACATGAAGATCGATGCCAACAAAGCGAGCAATGCAGGGGTAGCTATTGCGGCTACGAGCCAGATCGTAAACTGGACGGATTGCTTCGGGGGTAAGATCGCCTACAAGGCCGGCATGTCCTATGTCTTCAAGGCACGCATCAAACTGCCGGAAACCAAGACCGGCTGCGTGTTCTGTGCCGTTTATGAAGACGGATACGACATTATATCACGCCCGCCATCTGCTCCATATTCTGATGTGTATGAAGCCGTTTATACGACCAAATCCGGAAAGTCCTTGTTAAAAATCGTACTTTACGTCGATTATTGGCGACCGATTTACATTTACGACATCCAGCTCACGGAAGGCAACAAGGCCCCCACGGGATACATCACGGCCGAAGAGGATGTGCAGGCGCAGATCGAGCAGGTGAAGCTGGATGTGGACTACATTGCCTCGGATTCGAGCCTGACGCCATCCGACAAACAGCAGGTGGCTAATGAATGGGTGCGGATTCAAGGCGAATACTGGAGCATCATGGCGAATGCCGAAAAGTATGATGTCCCCACGGATTCATTTACGGTCTATTTCCAGGCACTCGAAGATTATCTCACGCCCCTGCTGGCCGATATGAGTACGACATCCGAGATAACCGGCACCGAGTTCAGAAAAGTATTCTCCGATTATTATGAAATAAGCAGCAACATGTCGGACTTGATCGACGACGCGATAGACGAATCCATCAAATCGACAGAGTACCTCAAGAAGGCTATGGAAGACGGAAGTACCGAGGTGAAAGGCGGTCTGATAATGACCAATGTGATGTTGCTGAAAAATGCTGAAGGCGACGTGACGGCCGGCGTGAGCGGCTTGCAGGAAGACGATGTGCCCTTCTGGTCGGGAGCCGACTACACAAACCGGAAAAAAGCCGTGTTCAGAGTACACGCCGACGGGGAAGTACACGCAACCAAAGGAACCGTCGGAATCCTGCAGGTCAAAAACGATTCCGTAGAGGTGAGCGATGCGGCCGCAAGCGGAGATAAAATCATACTCACCCCATACAGAATTACGTCCATATCGCAGGTTCTGGGTGCTGTGAGTGTACCGGGTGTCATAGAAACGAAAGAAGTGAGCGCACTGGCTACGGGACAAAGCAATCCTTTTGTCCGAAATGTTTACGAGTCAAGTCCGCCGTTTACCTGTGGGCAGGGAGTACAGATGTCAGCCCGGATTACAGCCCGCATCACAGGCAATGCCGAAGGAGGTGGCGGGGGCGTAAAGATCGAGGTGGTAAACGCTTTGACGGGGAAAGCCGATCCCCTGTACCGAAACAGCACGGCTGAAGCCCAAAACACGAATTTGAATATCGACGAGACGATTTCATATCTTTTCACTGGAGCAGCCCAGAAGTACTACATCCGGATTACGGTCGAAGCATCGGCAGCCGGAAAACTTACGGCCTCTGCAACGATGAATGCCGCCCAATTCAACTTCGTGAAAGACATCCGCAAGAACCTGATCGCTCCCAACGGAGTAGCCGTTGTGAAAGGATCGAGCAACTATGCGGTATTCACGGGAGATATTTTCGAAGTCCTGATCGGAAAAGCCGGATTACGTATTCAAAACGGGTATGTCTATAAGAGAGATACCGACCATACGACCTGGACAAAGATTTGAGAACCGCCATTGGAGACAGTCGTAAATTAATTGAAGAATTTTTAATGGCTGCGATGGACCATGTATGGAATACGTCGGTTGTCGGCAGAAAAGTGAAAGACGAAGTAGACGGTCAGCATCGAATCTGACAAATAAAGTCCTTCGGGGGAGGACACAAAAAATCCCCCGGTTTGTTAGCAGTCATCTCACCTACATACCAACAAATGCACGATTACTCGCAGCGACCGGGGGATAAAACCTCCTGCTGCGAGTAATTTTTTGTGTCGTTTCCTGTACAGGGGACGGCTGGTATGTAGATGAGATACGCAAAGATACTAATTTTAATAAAATAGCAAACTATGAGAACCCCTATTTCCTACTATGGCGGCAAACAGACAATGCTCAAGCACATTTTGCCTTTGATCCCGTCGCATAAGATCTATACAGAGGCATTTTGCGGCGGTGCGGCCGTCTTGTTCGCCAAACGGCCCTCCGAAGCTGAAATCATCAATGACATCAACATGGAGTTGACAAACTTCTACTGGTGTATGCAAGTTTACTATTCAGACCTCAAACACGAGATTAACAAAACACTACACAGCCGGGACCTGCACGCCCATGCCGGACATATCAACTCTTATCCGCAGTTCTTTACTCCCGTCGAACGGGCATGGGCCGTATGGGTGCTCTGTAAAATGTCGTTTGCGTCAATGATGGACGGGACATTTGGATATGACTTCAGCGGCACAATGACCAAGAAACTGCGTAACGCGAAGGATGAGTTCACAGAGCGGCTTTGTCAGCGGCTCGAACGAGTGACTATTGAGAACCGAAACGCTCTCGACGTGATCGACTGCTACGATGCTCCCGATACCTTTCATTTCGTCGATCCGCCTTATGTGAACTCCGATTGCGGACACTATGAGGATACATTCAACGAACAGAATATGGAGCAACTCTTGCAATTGCTTGAAACCGTCAAGGGAAAGTTTATGCTCACGATGTTCCCGTTCGATATGATCGACCGGTATGCCCGGAAGAACGGATGGATTATCCATCGTATCGAGCGGACGATCAGTGCCTCGAAATCAAATCGCCGCAGACAAGAGGAGTGGATGGTCTGCAACTACGAGGAACGGGCACAGGCATCTCTGTTCCAGGGTGAGTATTTAGGCGAATAGATGGAGCTGGTATTGATTCATCTTGAAATAAAAAACCGTTCGAGCGGCAGTTAAACGCCATTCGAACGGTATGTTTTCTTGATTCGCTTTACATATTTCCCGCGATATGTAAACGGATCGTGCATTTGCTTTACATATATTCTGCGCGTGTGCGAAATTTCAGTCGCTTTTCGTTTTGGATTACTTCAACCCTCTAAAAGTCGCATCTGGTTCTGAACTTCGTCGCATCTCGTTTTGCCGATTATACGGGATCGCGGAGTGTACACGCACCCTCCCTCCCGAAAAGAACCTACAGGTGCAGCGAAGATTACAACCGCAGCCAAGAGAAACGCCGCCCAAAGCAAAATAAAGTTTCGTCGCCCGAAACAAATCCGATATAAACGAATACAACCTCCAAAGACAATTCTACACACGTCGTTGAATACCCGAAAGTCCAGCCCGTTTTTCGCCTCCGACCGCAACCGTTCCGGGTCCATATTACGTTCAGTTCCTCAATTCCTCCCCTCGGAAAACGTTCTTCATCAGCAAGGGGTCTGGACCGAGTATGACAGA